TAACAGGGGTGATCGAGTCGTTAAAGTTAAGTCAGCAGGAAAACGGGTAGACAGAGGGGGTATGATTGCTGCAAAAGTAGCATCTATGCTAACATGAAATCTTTTAAACGATATATCATTGAAGAATTACCCACTAAGGAAATTAAGACTTCTGAGTTTCCTAATCCATTATCTAAACGCATCAAAGCAATCTTTCAAAAGAAAGGCGAAATGGACGGTAGCGTAGATGATGACATTGTAAAAACTAAACCATCGTCTTGGGCATCCACTGATTTAAAACCTTCTCAGTCTGCTATATTTTTAGGTAAATCTCTCGGTATGGCGGTCGGTGGGGTGAAAGGCGGAGATCTTGGATCAATCGTTTCTAAAGATAGACACATTCTTGATGGACATCATAGATGGGCAGCAACCATGTTGGCAGAACCTAAAGCAAAAATTAAGGGAATTGAAGCAGATCTGGGTATTGGAGATTTAGTTCCAGTATTAAGAGCATTAGGTGATTCTTTTGGAAATACCAGACGGGGGGAACCTGCTGGTGGTGATGTTAACATTTACAAGGCATCATTAAAAGATGCTATGGATGCTATAACTCAAGGGAAAAATATGAGTCCAAAGTTCTATAACAAAGAGAAATCTTTGGCGTGGTTAGAGAGTATAGGTGGCGAAAAAGAATTGGCGAGAAGATTAAAATTTGTTCAATCTAAGAGGCCTCCAAAGGGAGCCCCACCAAGAATAGACATGCCAGTTATTGATGCAGATAAAAGGCAAGAAAAAACTACAGCAAGCCTTTTGAAGAAAGGTAAATTAGATGTGAGGGAGCCGTACGCAAAGGTATGAAGTCATTTGTTGAATATATCAACGAACAAAAACTCCTCGAAGCCAAGGTTGCAACAAACTTCGAGGCATTTATCACTGTAGCATACAACGGTGGTATCAAGAGAGATAAACAAACCCTCGCCGGCGCTGGTTTAAGTGAAGATGATTACAATGAATATAAAAAGGAAGCCCAAAGCATTGCTCGGGCCCTCAAAGGTAAATTCAAAACAGGTAAAATGGTACATTATGGTTCAGACAACGCACAGATGGTAGACTGGTGGACTGGTAAGGGAACACCAAAGACTGATAATTATATTGGCAAGGCACACCTGTCACTTAAACAAGCAAAAGGTTCCCAACTGATGTCTGCAAAAAAAGGCGAAGCAATTTCTACATTCAAAGCCGCTGTTGCATACATGGGTAAACACGCACCTAAAGATTCAGACAAACTAGCAAAGAAGATATCTCGATTTATGAAAGAGGTTGTGATGCCAAAAGGTGGTCCAACCATTGGTGAATTCACAACAGCGGTTAAAGAAAACAAATCGATAGGAAAGGCATTGAAAGCCCTAGCCGATCAGTATCTAACAGCGAGCGACAAACGGAAAAAGATGACGATAGAACTTAATGACTATTTCTCAACAAATTCAGAATTCAGTCGTTGGTTTACATATGAAGCAGCAACAGGTGAAACAAAATTTGGACCTGAACCTCTTGCTATGGCAAATTGGGTTTTAAAATTTTCTACAGATGGGCGAATACAAGAATTAGAACCTCTAAGTCGTGGTGGTAAACCAACAAAATATATTGATAAACTATCTAAGAAGGTAAATTATAGATTCAGTTGGAAGACACCCTCTAGTCGGGGCACTAAAACCTATATGGCTCTTCGAGGTGATATACGAGAAGCAAAAACACTTGATGAGTTAATAGGACAAGAGTGCCAAAGTAGTTCATACCTATTTCTGAATGAAGGTATTTTTGATAACATAACAAAAGCATATCAAAAAATGAAAACCTTTTTCACACAACTCATTGAGAAAATAATCAATGCAATATCTGCTGCTGCAAAACGGGGGATGGACAGCCTATTAGAATTTTTAGGTGTTGAAATATCTAATGTAAGTGTAACAGGATTATCATATTGATGAAACTAGACTGGAACAAAATTGTATCGAACGCAGTTACCGTACTGGTGGCAACTGTATTTATGGGTGCAGCATTACAACTATGGAATGGTGTGCAGACGATTGACTCTCGTATTGATGCGAACCTAGTGGACATCAAAGCAACCCAGAGTGTACTTGCACCGAAGGTTGATGCTATTGAAAAGCGTTTAGCAGAAATACTAGAACACTTGGATCATGGTGATGAGATTAAACCCTTTGATGTACCAAAGAAGGGTTCGCTTGAATTGATTGATGATGAGTATAATAACAATCAAATGATGCAACAACAGCAGAGAAGACCATGAAGTCATTCAAGCAACATATCACAGAAGCATTTGACAAACCATACAAGTGGAAGGACGCAGGATCCAGTACACCTCAAGGTGGGATTAAAGATTGGCAGAAGGGAAATTTTACTGGCAAGAAGTATGCGTTTGAAACTGTTGATAAGAGAAAGGTTGAGGTACACATATACGAATGGGACATTATTGGTCCCAAGCAACTGCTCCCACCAATTCCACGAAATCAGGGTAGATATATGGAGATGCACTTTGCTGTTCAAGACCCCAGTGATGAACTTGGAAAAGCGTTATCAGATATTAGTCCTATGCTCCCGCGAACAGATATGAGAGCAGATATATCAGGTGGAGGTGATGCAATGAGAATCTTCGCTACGGTGTTGGATGTTGTGCAAGCATATGTTAAGAAAAACAAACCAGACATCATAAGAGTGATAGGAGTAAAAACTAAAGACAAAGAGATTGGTAGTAGACTTAAATTATATCAGAAGTTAGTGAAACGGTATGCGCCTAAGTTGGGATACAAGTATGATAACAAAATGGCGACCATAGGTGATATGGAGACTCCAGAGGGTTTACAAATGTCGGTTATGACACTAATCAGAAAAGGGTTTGAGGTATATCCAAAGACTCCAAAAATCACAATCCGTAGCAGGAGCGGTGCAGTAGTACCTCGACATCCAAGATGAAATCATTTAAGCAATACATCTCGGAAGCACCAATAAAAATAAAAGCAAAACTAGGAAGAGCGGTTTCTGCTGGCGGACATGGTAGTGGTAGTACTGAAAAGGGATGGGTACATAAGTCAGGAAAGATAATAGTATGGAAGGGCATGAAACCATACCATGTTCAATACATTGTAAAGAACCTATCCAAGTTTGGTCTAAAAGAAAAAGAAGTATTAGATGTTTTGGAAGCACGGTTTGATTCTTCATTTGGTGCGCCCAAACCAAAAGAGGAGGCGAAAAAACATTTAGAACAACTTATCGCTGGTCATCCCATAGACAGAGATGCCACCATAGAATACCTTGCAATGAAAAAGGGTTGGTGTCGTGTTGTTCTTGGTAAATATGCATCTATTGGTGGAAATGATATCCGAACAATCCACCAAGTGGCAAAACAGATTGATAAAAAGAAAGAATGGACAAAAGGAATCAAAAGTCTTGAGTTATGGGAATATGGTGAAGGCCAAGGTTCCATTAAGAAGGGCAATCAAGCAACTCATAACTTGGCAGGAAGCCTCGATAATGCATATGATGTTAGTCTTTGGGTAGATGGTAAAAGTGCAGACCCCAAAAAGGTTGGTCAGGGACGAACAGAAATTGGACGCACAATGGCACAGTTCCGCGAGGAAAAGGGATATCCTCCTGCATATGCAAAGCACCCATTACTTATGAAATTGGTTAAGCAACACAATGACCCATTCAAATTTATTCTGGCAGCATTATCTGCAATGAGTTCTGGTAAATTGAAACTTCGCCGAATTGGTGTTGCGAACACAAGAGAAATTGCGGCTCTATGGAATGACTATAATACTAAGAAAATCAATCCTGCAATGATAGAACAATTTGTAATTGATATACATATAGAGAGAACATGAAAAGGAAAATATTTGTTGGATAACACTAAATATACATCAAATGAACAAAAAAGACGACGCCTTATGGCATCGTCTTTTTTTGCGGGCAGGCGTTCCAGTCGTTACGCCATTCATTAGGAACTTCGCTACCTTATGCCCGTCATAGTAGGCAACCTCTGATGAAAATCAGGGGTTGTCTTTATATATAGATAACACTGGTGGGGTATACATATTATATGAAAACCTTTAAGCAATATATTTTAGAAGCAAAGAATGTGCATTTGACTCACACTGCTGACCTGTCTTTCGAAGGGAAAGAGAGGATAGGTGAGGCTATTAGTTTTATAGAGGCACTTGCTGAAATGCTTAGAGGATCTTCCTCTTCAAAACTAAATCTTACAAGAAAATGGGATGGTGCCCCTGCGGTATTTTGTGGAACTAATCCAGAAAATGGTAAATTTTTCGTTGGAACAAAAAGTATATTTAATAAAGATCCAAAAATTAATTATACTAACGCAGACATCAACAGAAACCATTCAGGAGGCCTCGCCTCAAAACTAAAAGAATCCTTAAAATATTTACCCAAACTAAACATAAAGGGGATACTCCAAGGCGATCTATTGTTTGGTGCTGGTGATATATCGAAGAAAAAAATAGATGGTGATTCATATTTGGTATTTACCCCAAACACCATAACCTATGGTGTACAAGAAAATAGTGACCTTGCAAAGAAAATAAATCGAGCAAAAATAGGAATTGTCTTTCATACCAAATATAATGGAAATGAGATGGCCAACCTAAAGGCTTCATTTAATGTAACCAGTAGTGATTTTGGTAATTCGTCTTCTGTTTGGGCACAAGATGCTGGATATAAAGATGCTGCTGGTAAAGCAACATTTACAGATGGGGAAAACAAAAAAATGGAAAAACTATTAAATAAAGCAAAAACACTGGCCAGAGGTGCTGGTAAGAGTTCTAGTGTGATAAAAAATGATTCAAAAATATCTGAACTGATAAATATTTACACGAACTCAAAAGTTCGTGAAGGGAAGTATTCTTTTTCCGCAAAGGAATTCACAACATTCGTGAATGACAAAATGGAGAAAGAAACAAGTTCCCTGAAGACGGAAAGGGGTAGGGAGCGAAGAGGATCAGCGCAAAAGAAGATGGTTTCGTTTCTTAAATCCAAATATAAAGATATTGATCGTGTCTTTGCTTTAAACTCTGCCCTTCAAGAATGTGTTGTTTTCCTTGTAAAAAAATTACAGGAGGTACAATCATTAAGAACATTCATAAGAACATCAAACGGATTTAAGGTGAGTGGCGACGAAGGATTTGTTGCAAGTGACAAGGTTGGATCAGCGGTCAAATTGGTTGATCGATTAGAATTTTCAAGAGCAAATTTTACAGTTGATAAAAACTGGGTAAAAGGTTAATAAAGGAAAAAAACATGAGTGAAGAAACAACAAATAATGAAGAATTAGATATTCAAATTCCAGATTTAGAAATTCCAGACATTGATTTGGAAGATTATGAAATCCCAGAAGACGAAGAAACTGCTGTAGAAGACGAAGCAGGAGGTTCTCAAATCTTTGCCTGGATTGGTTCGGGTCAAGGTGGGGGAAGACTTGCAAAAGCATTTTATGACAGAGGATATAAAAAGTGTATTGCAGTAAACACTTCCAGCCATGACCTAGATTCTCTTGATTTACCATCGACACAGAAAATGTTGTTTGATGTTGGAGAACATGGTGCAGGGAAAGATATGGAAAAAGGAAAAGAAGCCGCAAACAAATACAAGCAAAATGTATTTGATCTTATGAGAAAAATATATGGCAATAGTGTTGATCATGTTTTTGTTTGTGTTGGTGCTGGTGGTGGTAGTGGAAGCGGTTCGGTCCTTGTCCTGATTGAGACAGCAAAAAAATACATGAAGTACATCGGCCATGATGATGCTGAAAAACGAGTAGGTGTTGTACTATCTCTACCTACCCGTGGCGAAGCAACATCACCAATAGTATCAAATAATGCACATGAAGTATTAAGCAAAATAGGAGAATGTGTAGAAGCGAAGGAAATTTCCCCTGTCATTGTCCTTGATAATTCTAAGATTGAAAAAATGTATCGAGGATTGACTGTTAAGCAGTTCTGGCCAACAGTAAATAATACTGTATCTGGTTTGTTCCATGTCTTTAATGTTCTTACAAACAATCCTTCACCATATACATCATTTGACCCAACAGACTATTCTAGTGTGTTGCGTGGTGGTGGTGTTATGGTGATGGGAGTAGCAAAACTGAAAGAATTTGATGATGAACAGAAAGTATCAAGCGCCATTAAGTCAAATATTGAAAAGACACTACTCACAGATGTAGAACTTTCAGATGCAACCACTGCTGCTTGTGTGGCAATTGGCAGTAAAGACATTATGGAAAATACTCCAGGCTTAATGGATAGTTTATCTTATGGGTTTGATACTCTATCTTCGTTATGTCCCAATGCTACTTTGCATAGAGGAATTTATGAAGATAATAAGGATAGTTTGCGAGTATATACCATTATATCTGGTCTAAATATACCAGAAAAAAGGTTAAAGCAATTGATAAAATGAAAAGGATGATATTATTATGAGAAGTTTAAGACCAGAAGAAGTAAATAACAAACACACTTATACATGGGTAAAATGTAATGATGATGCCAAATCAAAATACTGGCGGAACAAATATTTAAAGGAGTTTGGCGGCAGGTTTGTCAACAAAGGGAAAGAATTTATTTGGGAAAAAAACCTAGTTGAAGTACCCAAAAAAGAAGAAAAAGAGAAACAGGCAAAAATAATTGTAACAAAACCTGACGGAACCGAAGATGTGGTGGAAAATTTTACTAAATATTGTAGAGACAATCAACTAACTAGATCTGCACTGTACGAAGTAATAACAGGAAAAAGATCTCAGCACAAAGGTTATAAAGCCAGAAGGGAACATGAATGATGACAACAACATTAGCATTTTTAGACGGATTCCTTGGAACAATTTGGTGGAGTGTACTTGTTTTTGTAGCAGGTGCAGCACTTGGAGCCCCCCTTTGGAACTTTATTAAAACCAAGTTGCCATGGAATAAATAACACAGAAATAACCTCGCTGTGCTTCCGTTGTAGGTAGTTGGAAAAAAGGAGGTGGTCCAATAACATTTTAATAAGAAGTGTAAAGCCAGTGAGGCTTATTGGGCAGGGGTCACAAGCGTGGCCCCTGTCTTTTATATACATATAATACAGGTTTTAAAGAGGAAATTAACCATGAGCGTTGCTGTTTTCACATTTGGTCGGTTTAATCCCCCAACAATTGGCCATGTGGCATTAGCCAATAAAATAAAATCGGTGGCAAGAAAGAACGGGGCCCAATCCTTCATCTTCACTGGTAAAAGCACAGACAAGAAAAGAAACCCTCTCGACTATAATAACAAAATCTTGTTTATGTCCAAATCATTCAAGGGTGTCACTGTAGTTAAGAATGAAAAAATCAATACTATATTTGATGCATTAGGATACTTAGACAAAAAAGGATATACTGATATTAAATTGGTTGTTGGTTCTGATCGAACTGGTGAATTTAAAAAACTGGTATCAAAATATCTAAAAGACTATAACTTTGAAAACTTTGAAGT